TTTACAATCTCCTGAATAACAGACGCAATATCAATCGCAGCCCATGCGGTATCGGCGGTATTCGTTGGATTAGTGATAGACCCGAAGGCAGTAGTTCGCGAAGCGACAGACGGAAGATCAGAGCTAGTAAAATTCGCCTGAGTTAATGCAGAATCTGCATAAATTCTATACGTCTTATTTCCCTGACCCGTCTGAAGATTATAGAGCTGAAGCGAGCTGCTATTGATGGTCGCGGCTTGTGGTACATCGAGTGGAAATACAATTCCGCTAATTGCTAGCGTGCTTGCAGAACCAGGGCGACCAGGCTGAAGGTACCAACCCCCCACTTGCCATGCTGCGCCATCTGTATCGGTTCCAGATCGGTTTTCATCAGTGGGCGCAACAAGCTGGTAATTGTAAGTCGTCATTGCCACCACCGATATTCATTAGGTGCGTCGATTAAATCAAGCACGTATTCAACTTCACTACGATCAATTAACTTAAACAACTCGCTGAAGTCATGGCGCTCAAACAGATAGTGCACGAGCGAATTATGTGTTATTGAATTGATTACTTCCGACTCACTAGATAACGACTCCAAAGACAGTACCTTCGATGCGCGTTGGCGTACATCATCTCTCCAGCACTGCCATGCGCCGCGCCATTCTGCGTAACGATTAGGCCCTTCAGCTAGTTTCCCGCGCGCATACCACGACACGAGACATTTCAGCGGGTCGCGGATCGTGGTAATAACCTCGCCATCAAAGGCGCGAATTCGCGATGCGCTACCACGAGTGCAATGCGTAACCCTCACCCGCGTCGGGTCATCGCAAAGCATATCGAGGTCAACCCAATTTAGACCCGCATCGCCGAAATAGTGCTTTCGAAAATATTGGGTGCCGGTATGTGCAACGGTGAAGTAACCGATCATCGCCAGTCCGGTCCCATTTGAGTTACGACTCCGTCCCAGCAGCCCATGTTTTTACCGCCGAGACCCGTTCCGAAGCACGGGCCGCTCGTGATCTTGTAGGCGTTGACGCCAACCCCGCCGACAAAATTTGGATTCGCGAGAATTGAGTTCTCATCGCGCCCACCAATAGGCGCACCGTCAGCGAGCAGTGCGGCCTGCCAGGCCGCCAGCGTTGTATATGACGTTACTATTGCCGTGCCGTTGTAGACATTGATTGGCGATAAAATACTCGATTGAAACTGAGTTACGGCGTCGTAGCAGTTGTAACCAATTACGCCAGCACAACCTGTAGACATGATTCTGTCGCCCGTGTAACCGCGCGTCGCGCCATTCGAGTAGTTGATATTGTTGTAGCTGCTCAGTGTGAACTGAGTTGCAGAGGAGGCAAACGTTTCAACACCCGCATCTCCGTGCAAATTCGAAGTGTGTACGAATGTGTTGTTGTAATCCTCCACGCGCATACGGGTAGGTGAATTGATCTTCGTCCCGAAGTTCCCGCCCAAACAATTCACCATCAAATTGTTTCGCACGACTGACGTCAGGTAGGGACCCGGTGCGCTGAGGGCGACGTACTCATTATCGAGACCAACAATCAACGGCCCCGTTACATCGTGAACGTAGTTACATTCAACGAGGAAAGCGTCATTGGCGACGCCACCTGTGCCTTCTTCGTGCTTATCAATAATCGCGCAACCCGTGTTGTAGACTTCATTGAAATAGAAATGAAGCCCGCGCACTGACGTTACCAGTACAGCTTGACCGCTGAGATCGTTAGGGTTAGACGAGCGAAACTCGAAAAGTAGGTTATTACGATAGATTGGGTTAATGCAGTCGCTCATCCACACTGAAGGGTGATTGTCTTGACCGACCAAATAGAAATCATCGAACTGACAATATTCGATGATCAAGTTTTTAAGCATGTTGTTGTAGTCGGTATTGCTGATTCCATAAAACGACAGACAGGAAGACCCGCCGCCCGTAAAACGCAAACCACTCAACGTGACATAGCCAATGTCTCTAAACTGACCCATCGGGCCAACAATATTTCGTGCGCCGCCAGCAGACTTCATATTGATGACGGCAGCGCGAGGCACAGTTGACTGAATAACCGTATTGGCACTTGCGTTACCCGGTGCGATGTAAAACACGGGACGCGGACTCGGTAGCGAGTAACCCTGGTAATCAGGCATCGCGGAGCAATCATAGGTTCCAGGCAGTATGCCAACGCGCTTTCCCGCATAAGTCGAGCGCTTCGTGTTCAGTGCGGTGATTGCCCACGGCAATACTTGCGTACCGGGGTTTCCATCACTGCCGCTCGTCGAGATGTAATAGTCATAAGTGACGTTACCGCTGATATCGACCACAGTAGATGATCTGCCCTGCATGAGAATGGCGGCAGAATTTGGCGATTTACTGGTGGAGGTTCCGCGTCGTCCGAATCTCATAGCCAAGCCTTTATTTTTCCAGACGACTGCTCGCGCGCGGCCTGAGCTTCCAATTGCGGAAGAATTCGCTCCTCACAATCAGTGCGTAACAAAATACCTTTTTGAATCGAATCATCGCCGTCGATGTAATTAACATAGAGATCGCTCATCGCATGCTTGCGGATAAGCTCCTCGCCTTCGGTCAACCATGCGTTAGATGCGCCATCGCTTGCAGAGCGAGATACATCAGTGAGTTGGAACTGGAAGCTTAGTACCAGCGTATAGGACTGGTCTGGAACCGGATAGAGCCTTAAGGTGCGATGCTGGATTGCGAACTTGCAGGGCTGCCCTCGCAAGGTTCCTGTTCCTTGGTTTTCTTCGATCCAGTCATAAGTTACTTCTTCAATAGAAGATCGGCGGTCATCTTTCTCAATACGCAGAAAATCTGCTTCAATCCAATCAGAGGGAAGAATAACGGTCTCATTACCTGAGGTAAGCAGTGCTTGAGCACGCTTGACATTAAATCCAAGGCGCTTTGCTTTGTAGTACCCAATAGCGGTTTCGATGGCTCTCTTAATTCGAGAGTCGAAATCAGTTCCGCGATTTAGGTCTTCCCGGACGTCTGCGACCATCTGACCCAATGTTGACATTAGAACCCTCCAACTGAGGGCGTTCAATCCGGCCAACTTGTCCGCCGCACGCGGGACATACCCCGCGCTTGCATCCACATTCTACATGGGGGACGGATTCTTTTGCACGCGCGTTTTCTATTGCTCTGCGTCGGGTCATGGTTGCGCCTGATACCAAAGATAATCATAGGGTGAATCAACCCCAATCTCAGGCGTTCCAAGCGTGAAATGCGCCAACTTCGCAAAATCAGGCTGCGCCTGTACATTCACAAGCCAATTCCAGGTAGCGGGAAGCTCGCCAATCTCGTCATCATGGAGCCAATAAAACTGGTGCAAATCCAGCCCTTTCCTTTCCTGGATGTCACTTAGCGAAAGCCGCTTATTCGCCGGATGATCGCAGTTCCACAGAATGACGCTAGACCAATTCTTGCGCCCATAGACTAGCTGTGGCTGTGAGTCCATTTTTGGACTATTGCTGGCCAGTTGCCCATGCTTCACTACCATCATTGCTTTGCTGCTATCAGCTAATTCAAACAGCTTTGCGATGTCATCAAGGAAGACCACATCTGCATCGATAAAAAGCGCCCAGCCTGTTTGGGCTAGCAGCGGGACCAAAAAACGCGAGATGGCAAACTCTGTCGATGCAGGGGCATTGCTAGGAATGTCGTAACGCTGGCCGCGTAAGTCAGTCGCACGGCGCAGTAGGCCGCAGTCAGCCAGTCTGTTGATCTTTAGCGGCGTAATAGAGACCGGAACGCTAGCATGCTTTAGTAAGCTCGCTTCAGCGACGTCGTAAGTCTTTGGTTCTCGTGAATCGTAGCCAATGAAAACCTTGAGCGGACTCATGCGTACCAACCTAAGCCAAGTTTGGCGGCGTAATCCTGCATCATTTGTCGTGAATGCCCCTTGAAGTGCAGGACTGACTTGCCTGATACATCCTCATCGATTGACTGAGGCGTGTAATTAAATTCTTGGCAAGGAATTTTCTCAATGTGAATCACATTGCCATGATTAGTCAGCGTCCAGGGTAATTCACGAGCATCAATTCTCGATCCTTCTTTTGGGCGAGGCCCCGCAAGCTCAGCAAGGGCCAATTGGTTTCCATACCAAAGTTGATGCGAGTCATGCATCTTACGGATACGCTCACGCATCCATATCATCGCCTCCGTTGCAGCCATTCCTGCTCTTGCAATGATAATTCCATAGTTGTATGGCATTAATGCCGCAATGCCTTCAATTTTATCCTCTCCGATCACCTTCACATGATCGCGCCACGTAATGGTGAGATCCCCTTTTGATGCGGGAAGCTTTTTAAGCAATAAAATGTCGGTATCCAAAAATACAATCGGCTCCATTGGGTCTGCAACGAACATAGCAGAGACTTGAGCCTCAAGATTAGCCAGCATGATCGGCTGATCTGTCTTGATGTAATAAATAGCGGCATCCAGCGCCCATGCACGAGAGCCGGGAAGCTCATCGGTCATCACGATAAATTTAGCGAGCGGGTCTACCTTTAGAGCGCTCTCCATTGAGGTTTTGCATAGCGCTGCATGATGCTCACCACGAACAAAATAAACATATGTGCTCATAGCATCCCTCGTAATTTAAATTCAGCGACCTGATCGACTAAACGATACTCGATCCCCATGCGAAGCAGTTCGTTAGGGCCGACCTCTCCAGACAACACGCTGTCTTTGAATTCTTGCGTCTTGCAAAGGTGTTCTGCCATCGCTCTATGCTCTGAAAATCGGCGCTCTATCTCTGTCGCCGCATCGTTGCATTCAACAGTGTCGTTATCGCGGAGACGCTTAATAAGGCTCATGATTGAGGTCCGTAAGTTTCTGGAACGAGCGGGACGTCAACCCAGGTTGTTTCCGCTTGATCAGCATTGCAAATAGCCACTATTGCCTGAGCGATATATCGGCCCTTTCGATCAACATACCTAATTCCGAGCTGATTGCTCAAAGCCACCTTAATAGGATCAACTGGCTTTTTAAGCGTAAGGGTTTTGGAGGTCATAATTTGTACTGATCCTCGCTTTGCTTAATCACAAACCAGACAGAATCAGGACCAACCCCGACTTGCATCAAATCGAATGCTTCAGCGACTGCGCGTTCACATCCTGGCCAACGATGATTAAAATCATGACCAGATAGAACGCCGCCGATCTTTACCTTCGGCCACCATAGAGCAATATCTTGCTTAACGTGTTCGTAGTCGTGCAGGGCATCGATGAAGATGAGGTCGATACCTTTCCAGTCTGGACGATCATCGTCGAACACATCGAAGTTAACCGCATCCTCGCTAGTCTTTCGTAACATCATGCAACGATCTTCATTGCCTGCAATGTTGGCGTTGAACTCTGCCTCAATCTTCTTGAAATCCCAATCAGCGTAAGTCTCTTTCGTTTTATCTGTCGTTGCGTCTTGCGTGATCCACGGATCAATTGCAGTCACGCGCGAATCGGGTACGATTTTTAAAATATGCCCGGTAGTGCGGCCTTCTTTACAGCCGACCTCTACGAATGTTTTGTAGCCTTGCGATAGCATCAAACCAGACAGGAAATCCCAACGGCGAGGGCTATCGGTTAATCCCGTGAAGCCTACTTGACTCATTGCTTTAACCCCTTGATGTCAGTAATCACGCGATCCAACGGACCTTTCCAGCTCATCGGGTCATCTTGACGGTACAGCTTGACCTGATTATCGGGATACCAGTTCCATAGTTCAGTATCTGGCATACGCGCATAGCGCCATGCGCATCTAGCAGGTGTCAGCACGCGAGTATTGATGCCCATGCCAGCGGATAAATGAGCAACGCTCTGACAAACGGTCACTACCATGTCACAAGCTGCAATCAGAGCGGCGGTATGGGCATAATCCCAATGCTGAACGATAGAAGGAAGCCATCGATAGCGACCTTCACCGTATTTATCATCGAGATAAATCGCGAATCCTGTCATGTCGTCATAATCGAGGCCAATAAATAGGCAATCTGTATTCTCAAATAAGTAATCCGCATCAGGTATCTTTAGCGTTCGATACTGACGAGCGGTTTGCATGACGCCACCGCGTGTGGCCAGCCCAACAATAGGACGGCCTTTGGCGAGTATTTCTAGTTGCTTTCGGTAACTATCAACTTCAATAGGATCAGCGCTATATGAAGGCCCATATTGTTTCCAGCTCTCTTGAAAGCTAGCCAAATTCGGGCGATATCGAGCAGCCAAGTCGCCAATCGGGCATTTATAGTCAGCAATAATTCCGTGCTTGATGGGCCAGTCGATGTGCTCGTCTTTTCGATGAGGGAACAATTTAACATCGCGCCCCTCACTTGCTAGTTGTTTAACCCATGTCGAATTTCGATGAATGATTTCAAGTCGTGGATGGCATTCAAAGATCACATCAAACTCTTTAATGGCTTGATTGAAGCAAGTCCCGAACATTAGCTCATCACCAATGCCTTGCTCTCCAAAAACAATTAAGGACGCGCGCCTCATGCCGCCCATCGCTTGCCGCAAATAATGCGACTAACTTGCGCTTGACTAATCTCAAATTTAGACGCAATAGCATGCTGACTAACTCCTCCTGCTTGCCATATGCGCTTTATATCTTCGGCCTGATATAGCGCCAGTTTTGCCATCCCATGCCGATCTCCGAAGGCGTGGTGGCGCTTGTTGACGCTATCCAATCTGTTATCTGTGTTTGTACCTAAAAATAGGTGCGCCTCGTTTACGCATTTCTTGTTGTCGCAGCGATGGCATACGTGCATGCCATTCGGCACGCGCCCATGCTTGCGCTCATAGGAAAATACATGAGCGCCAACTACGCTTGAGCGCTCAAAATCATATAGATACCCGTAGCCATCGCGCTTAATAGCTCGCCGCCATTCATGACAGCCCGTGTTTTCATTGACGGCATAATGATTGTCAAATGTACGCGCAATGCTATCCGCTCTTAGTTTCCCGGCCATATTTAAACCTCGAAATTAATGGGAGAATTTGGTTCGAGCACTTTTGGCTCAGGAATATTGCTCTTCTCATGCCCGTAATGACGCTGTAAACGCTCAGCCCCAAGTCCGCTGCGGTAAATCTCAAAACCTTCAGCAAATCGCCCCGACTCCAAATATAAAAGCCCCAGGTTCCACAGCGCGCCGCGCTCCATCTTTCCCGATGCACGCCCTAACGCAACGGCATGCTCAAGATAGGGCAAGCCTTCTTCTGGCTTCCCTTCATTGACATACATCGAGCCAAGATTAACCAAGGCAGGTGCGTAATTAGGATCACGATCAAGTGCCGCCTTCAGTACGGTAATGCCTGCATCATGATTATTGAGCCGACGATAAGACGCGCCCAAGTTAGCTAGAACTAATGGGTTTTCATCAAGCTCAATACATTTCTCAAAAGCGAGAGCCGATAAGGCGACGCGGTGGGTCTGGAATAAAAGATTACCGGCGTAAAACCATAATTGAGGTAGTGCCGGATATTGATCGAGAGCGGGCCACAAAAGCGCCTCTGCTCGTTTAAAGTCATCTGCCTTGAACGCTGCGTCGATTGATTCGCAGACGTGGCTAAGCCCCATCTCTTCCATTGCTTGCTCCGATGAAACCCTCTACCGATCCCCGGACCGATAGAGGGGTTAGATGTTACGGTGTTTGTCCAGGCATCTTGTAATACACAACCAAGTCGCCCATATGGCCAACGCTGATTGTATTAGATCCCGTACCTACCATCACAATGTTTTCAAACAATACACGGGCATCGTCCGAAATGCTGATCTGCTGGTTGTATCCCAAGCGCTTGCCGCCACCCGTACGATACGGGCCACCGGTTAACGTGAGAGTTGCCGAGGTCAGAAACATTTCTTGCGAAGCTGATGTGCCAAACTTCAATGTAAATGCCGCACCAGGAAGCGCGACACCAGGATAGAACACCGACTCAATCGGGATCGCGCCGTTAGGCAGCTTGCCGATCAAATGGATGTCACCAGACGACAGGGTTAGCGATAACGAGATTTTGCAGATAGCTGCAACAATATCGTCTTCGTTGAACTCTGGCGGAACATTGTCCGCGCCTAAACCTACTTTTACAGTTGCCATGATATTGCTCCTTACGCCGCCGCAGTGGCATAAGTGGGGACGACGACCGTGCCATAGTCGGACGTGTCGAAACGCGTCTTAACCATGCCAGCTTGGCAACCAGCCGCCACACCTAATTGGTTGTCATAGTCGAACAATTCCTCTTTCCACGAGAAAGTATTCTTCCCATAACCGCGACCAAAGGCGATAGCCGCCGCTTGCGCACCGCACATTACTGCACGACGGACGTTGGAGTTAGTTGGACTCACTGGAATGCGAACAGACTCATGCAAGATCACGTTGTTATACATGCCCAATGCACCAGTCCAAATCGGATTGTCAGTGACCTGACCGCCTTGAATGGCCGACTTTTGCAAGTCTTGCCATTGACCGGCGACCGTGTTCTTGCGCAAATCAGTGACCTGATAGGGATGCAAGAACATCACATAGTATTCCTTGCCGTTCATTTTGATAGGACGTAAGGCGTTCTTTGCAAGCTTGCCCTTTTCACGCGCTGTATCGATAAAGGTCAAGTTCATGCGTGCAACGGTCGAGTCAGAGATGGAAGTCTCTGCTGTCGATCCGCTCAAGCCGTAAGTCACGTGATCTGAATCGGGAGCCGTGGGAGCGTTATAGCCATAGTAACGCGGGTCTGCCTGTGCAGTATTGCCGCAGAGCTGATTAAAGAACCATGTATCGATACGGTCAGCCCACCAGTCCGACAACCCGTCTTTCGCTTCTTCACGAACTGAAAAAGGAACGCGTTGTTCCGACATTTTGCCGCGCGAGCGCACAGCATGGCGAAGTTGATCGATCAAAACGTCTTGGTAGAAGGTTTCCAGCGATTCTTCATTACCCTCAAGGGTATTGTCGCCAGTGATACCTGCGCCTTTCAATTGCGAGCGGATACCCACACGAATTCGGTCACCACCATCACTTGTCGTGAGGTCGGACTGAATCGTTACGAGGGAATCCTTGCCTTTGCCCATGAATTGCAGCGCGTGAGTCTTCTTCAGCGCTTCAACCATCAGTTCGGGTGCCCACTTTTTAATGGCTAGGGGGTGATTTACACCATATTCCGAAGCAGCCATGTTTAAGTTTCTCCACTAAATGCGTTGCACAAAGTCGCCCCCGGCAGGACTACCTATTTGCTCACTTAACGCAGTGAACGGCGCAACGCACTTGAGGGAGTACGCCCCGGATGAGGTATCGCGGCACCCACCGCGTAACGCTGGTAGGTTCAGCGAGACCATGCCATAAAAGCGGCAGTAACTGAATGCTACTGCCGCTTAAGGTTAATTGCAAACTATGCCCGTTTACGGCCAAACATTTGTTTCATCGCTAAATCGAATTCTTCACCTTCTGGAATCGCATTATCACCTGCATTGGGAGAACCAGCACCACTACCTAGCGTCTGGTCAGGCGGTAATTGCGTCTTACCGGCAACGTTCGGAACTGCTGGCGCAGCGCCTTTAGGCGTATACCCACGCGCCTTTGCTAACTGATATGCCACTTCATGAGGGTTTCGACCCGCTTGCATGAGTTGGTGCGCAAGGCCAAGCTCTTCACGGCGCAATCCTTCGATAATTTGTTCCTGCGTGGCATTCGGATAGGTTAACTGAATCTCAGTGGCGCGAACCGTTCGCAAATGGTTTAACGCATCCAGATAGTCAGGCGTTGCCGCTTTGAACTGCATTTCGGTCGTCTGCAAATCAGACATAAACCGGTTGTAACGGGTCTCTGTAGCAATTTGCTCTGCCGATTTCCCCGTCTTATCGACTTCCTGTTTAACGGAATTAAGCTGATCTAACGCCGCTTGCACGCGATGATCAACATACCCTTTAGGGTCTTCAATAAACTCAGGTTGCGGGACTGGCGCAGCGGGTGGCGACTCAAGCTTAGCAAGACGCGCCTCCAATGCAGCACGAGAGGCGCGCTCTGCTTCAATCTCTGCCTTATATTGTCGGCGCTCCTCAAGATGGGCGGCAAGAGGAACGCTACGCTCAGGTTCTTTTACCGCCTCTTTGACAGGCTCTGCCTTCGCTTCTGGTGCAGCACTCTCTGCAATCGGCGCATCAATAGTAGGGCTTTCAACAATCGTATCCAAATCACTTAATACTTCGCTCATGTTCTCTCCGGCCTGCTAACCAAATGGATGAGCTTGCATCGCACCTGCGTGTGAGGCGTGCTCTACTGCTTGCATCTGCTTCAAATCACCAGACGACCCCGCTTCTGAGGCTTTCGCAAGGTTCAACTGACCCTGCGTTTGCTTCTCATAGCCTTCAGCTAAGAGATTCTTTAGCGTTGCGATCATCATCTGTTGATTCATCGATTGCTTTTGCTGCGCCATCGCAGGATCGCCCTCAAGGGCTTTCTTCCACTTCTGCGCAAGATCGGCAGGTAGCGGCGAGTAATCTAATACTTCCTTCGGAATCGCCATCCCCGCTTGCAATGCCATCGGGATCATTTGCTGCAAGACCGCCCACACACGCTCTTGCATGTTGGCACTGGTCGGCGCTTCGTCAACAATAATGTCGAACTTCATCGGCATGCTGCTCTTGACGAGCGGGATGTATTGGCGGCTTTCTTCGCCGTTAATCATCACTAGCGTACCTTCTGGCATGTAATCGATCACATACCGCGCTTGCTGCTTACCGATGCTCTTGTAGTAACGACGCATCGAATCAAACGCCCAGGCGATAACCGCCATCGCACTTTGCTTACGTTGCGACTCTAGTACGCCAGATTGATCGCGGTTCGCTAACCCCATCAGCTCAACATTGAGTCCCGTTGTCTGTGGGAGGCTGCTCATGGTGAATTCCATCAGCCTGTCTAGACCCTGCGGATATTCAGCGGGCGGCTTAGGCTGAATCTTGCCCTTTTGCAGAGCGCCTTCTTTCAGCCATGTAATTGAGTTTGGATTAGCCCATTCGCTTTCAGCTTTACGGGAATCCTTAAACGCATTCTCCTCCGCCATCAAGCCGCCTTTCGCGTTGCTCATGATGGTATATAGGATCGTGCTAAAGAACTTATTCAGCCAGCGCTGCGGATCGAGAATAGATCGACCAATGCCATACCATACGTTCTTATTGCGGTCTCGCTTACCGGTAATGGCGTGATAAGTGAAGCCTTCTTGATACGGCGACAATCCATGCTGACCTACATTGCCATTAGCGATAAAGGCGCGGTAATACACCTTGCGGCGTATTGCTTGGACCTGCATCGGCGCACCGCGCATCTTTGCAGCCTCAAAAAACGGCGCGTAGGCGGCAAACTCATCCTCTGTTAGTTCTTTCTCACCATACCCCGGAGCTGAGACTGTATAGCGCTTCTCGCGTTTCCAATATTGGTAGTCAGCAACAGCACACTTGGTCTTCTTAGCACCCATCGCGCTGCTTGATCCGGGTCCTTTCTCGTAATCTTGCGGCTCCTCAATCAGTTCGATGCCGTCATCATCGGTTGATAGGTCCGAAAACTCTCTTGTCTCGTCGTTATATCCCTCGCTGTCGCCGAATAGGTCTTTGTATTCGTCATGGTCCATGAAGCGAATACGAATTACATACTGTGAGTCGGCGAGGTTGCGTTTACGTGCTGACGGGTCGGCGAACATCTCCATGTTATCAACGCGCTGACCCGCCGGGACGCCAGCCGTATCCAGATCTTTATCTAAATAACCCTCCATCCAACCAAGGCCAGTAAGCGTCGCATCATAAAACGCGTCTGTCTCGTCATCGATCTGATCGCAAACATCGCGGCACCAACTGACAGCGCCATTTAATAATTGGTCAACCTGAGCCTCACCTACTTTGCGTGGATAAAAACGCGTCTCTTGCCGGTTATTGATCTGTAGCCCGGTGATGGCATCCATATACTTTCCAGACACATTGAACGTGACCATAGGGCGAAGCTCGTCCTTCAGCTTTGCTTCGTCCTGCGGGTCCCACTGCCTACCGGCTACCAAGTCATAGAGTAGCCGCGCTTCCGTCCGCCAGTCAGCCCAGTGCGATTTTGAATGCTTAAAGCGGCGATTGAACTCATCGAGAATTTCTTGCTTCTCGGCTGAGTCGTCTACCGTATCGGTGACTTGGGTATCTAATTGAGTGGCTGCCATGAGTGACCCGATAGTGTTAACCGCTGGTTGACAGTGATAATACCAGTTGCGTCAAGATGTTTGTTTCCCTCTATTTCATTGTCGCAAATGGCCACATTGTTAGCTAAAACACGGACGAATCGAATACGCCGACCAACTACTGGGAAGTAAGCGGTCAGAAAAATCTCATGATTAACGATCTGCGATTCCTCAGCCAGTCTTGGATAGCCTACCGCGCCTTTATCCTCGTTCAGTAATTGCAAGTACAGGTTCATATACTCATCCAGCCGCCGCGCGACTTCTTGCGTGCATATCGATCTTCTGGCCGTGACTCTACTACCGGTTCCGGGAATTGCAAATCTTCGATATCGAATATGCGAGAGATCACGTCAAGTCCGTCATCATGCACCGGAACCGGCCAAGCCAAGAATTCTTGCTCAATCAATATCGAAATTAAATCCTCAAGCTTACCCTCCGAATTGGTCCGCAAGAGCGTATCAGGCATCCAAAACCTAGAATCGTTTAACACAGGTATCAGTCTGTTAATGCGATCAACCTTTGATAGCGCGCCGCCAACGGCTTCAATCTCAAAGTGATAGGGCGCACGGCCCTTGTCGCCAGCCATTACGCTCTCTAAGTGCTGGATGTCGCTATCCTTACCGTACTGCTCATAAGCGGCCTTGTGCGGTCTCCATTTACGGTGCAGCCTAAAATACTCTTTAGCTCGCTCGGTGAGGTTCAGCCGGTCTCGCAGGAAGTCTAGCAAGTAATAATTGCGATCCTCGCCAAGTCCGATCACACACATAGTGGTGTAGTCGCTCTTTTTGGTTTTGGCATTCGCAGGATCGCAAATCAACACGCGCGTCATCGGCTCCCAGCTTATGTCTGGTTGGAATCGATGCTCTAGCCAATCGCGCTTAAAAGTCTGTTTACTATCCGCAATAGGGTTTTGCAATAGCTGGCTCGATGCTGTGTATGGCCCCATGTTTTGAATCTTGGTATTTAGCTGCTCTTGGCTCAGGTAGACCGGATTGCCCGTCAATGTCCCATCGTCCGTGGCTGCATAGATTCGTGGCTTTAGCGCCCCGCGCTCAATGATCGCCCGCCAGGTATCCGCAAAGTGATATCTAGTACCAATACCGCGCATGCGTGGCTCTTTATCGCCTAGATTCAGACTCAACTCCCATGCCTCAGTGGTTTTCTTAATCATTTCCGGAGTGCTAATAGACTCTCTAGTCACTACGTCGTCGTAAATTAGCACGTTGAAATGCTTTGATGTTGGCTGCCCATCGACCAAGCCCCATGCTTCTACAGTGCCTTCCTTTGGGTTGCTCTTACGCTTAACCGTTAAGCCGTTCTGTACCGACCAGCGTGGCGCATCTCGCTCGGGATTTTGATAGAGCACGTCAGGAAATAATAGCTTGAGCGTCTCGTTTTGCTCTAGCTCTTGCTTAATCTGTCGCGCGAACTCGTTTGCAATGCCTCGTGTATGGCTGAATATACCAAACGTCGGCTCCATCCCCTGCCACTCAGGCAATGGGTCATCGCCATGACTGGCTAATATGTCCTGGATGGTTTTGGCGTAGGTAATAATCGTGCTTTTGCGATGATCGCGCGCCCACAAGTCCAAATAGCCATCAGGCTCATTCTGCACCTCCCTGATCCGCGCCAACATCCAAGGGTGCTCGATGTCCTTTCGACTCATCACGTACCGCAATAGAAAGTACAGGTCGGTCCTGATCGCTAACCGTTGCTGAGCTACTAAATCCTTGGGATCTAATTTGCTCCAAAAGTCGAACAGCTCCCTGTACAGCCTCTGCGCCGTTTGTAGAGTGGTTAACGGTAACTGTTCGGGCATCGACATTTATCGTAGCTGGCTGCAATAGTCCGATGGACTTCCCAATAAACTCACCGGCTTTAGCCTTGTCCCAAAACTGATATTTGTATCGAGTACCTTGTAAGCCCTCAGTGCTAATCTGCTCAACATCGATTGATTTGATTGCAAGTGCGGTTGCCTCATCGAGTTCATCCGGCCTCTTAACAGATCCATCGGCATTAAATATCTTCCTAACATCGCTAGTAGCCATCGCAGCCATATTGCGCATAACAGCCACAGTATGCGCACCAGCATCATGTACAGCAATGATAGTTCTTTCTTTGACTGCATCCCTAATATGTTGTTTTTTAAGCAATCTATGGGCATAAACACGGCCTTGTGTGCTATTGTTTCCAGCTACCTTACTTTGCCGCAGTGCAGCAGCGGCTGTTTCTCCGCCAACGAATGCATCAACAAACCGTTGCTCTCGACGATTGAGGCTTTCATAAGCGGTTTGTGGCTCTTGCTCTATAACTGCATTCATAGTGTGAATTTTGGGGCCACGATGCGGGGGATTCTAAGGAGCAAGCCTCTTAATCCTGGCCGGGGTCCCGCCTATAGCCCGGTGAGATCATAGCTAAATACAGTGAGCGTGCATAGCTAGTTCGTTCATCATTTATACCAGTTTGTCAGTAGGCAAAACCTTAAGCTCACTATAAAAAGGCCCTTCTGGTGCTGGCATCCAGTAACGAAACTCGACAGTGACTTTATCCATCACATCCACCCATTCGCCATAATCATGCTTACACGCTACTACGCCTATTTCTGGGTTCCATACGAGTATCTTTCCATCTGTAGACGGGAGACGATCATGCAGCGCATCTATCCAGCTAGCTTGACTCACGGCGCTCTACCTTTCATTTGCTTTACAATTTTCCGCCGATGGGATTGGCTTCTCGGCGGGCGCAGCTCCCTATTTAAAATAGCGCACCAGCCAGGATGCATCCTGAGAATGATCTCAGGACTAGGATTTTGCTTAGTGTCAAGCTCAGCCTTAATTGCGTCGAAACGCTCTTTTGTCAGCATAGAGCCTTAACTCATCCTCTGTCATTGCCCGTACTTTTCCATCATCACTCATGGCTTTACCTTCTTGGCCCTACGGGTAGCCCATGCCTTTAAAGCCTTGGCGCGCTTTGAGCGCTTGGTCATGTTCTTGGGGGTGCCTTTAGCAGCAAGGCCGCCCATTCGGCCGCATTGGGCTTTAGTTTTAGTCATAGCCATTCCGCCACCAGGTAACGAATCATATTTCTGATTTGTATCATGCGATTTTTAGCCTCTTCCCCATGAGGCTTTGAATCCCCATCCGCAAGCAAATCAAAATACTTAGCAATGCTTTTCAACTCATCCGCTTTTCTGCGGACTACGCCTCTTGCATTAAGACGAGCGATCTCATCGCTATCACAAAGATCACACATTCGCCACAACCCGCACTAAGAACGGCCGACCCCGGCGAATAACTTCTCCGCCAACTAGTAATGCGGCGCGTTGTGCTTGCGTGCGATTAGCATAGGTAAGTGCCGAAGGCTCGCCCTTGTAGAGCTTTGCCAGAACCTTAGTGCCATCTATCAAAGTTGTTTGCAAAGTCATTTCCGCTCTCCCGTTTAACTTGGGTGCATCTTGCTCTATCATTTCCAATAAAGCAAGCTTTTTCTTTTGCTGCACCGCGATAATAAAGCACTGTATAAAGGATCAGTTGTTTTGCTTTATCATGTGTGTTTTAATATCTCCACTGGAGCAGGAGGCGGCCGGTAACTGCCAAGAAGTGCATAGCCGGATGACGAGGGATCGTCACCACCGAATTATTAACTGTAACTACTGAGGGTAACGAAAATGCACACAATCACACACCAAAATAGCATCAAGATGGCACGTGAAACAATCTTGCGCGCTGTTGATATTCTAAATGATAGATCAGTCGCGGTAGCCGAGGTCCGTCGTGTATTTAAAAACTGCGACAAGCGTGGAATGTACAAGCAGGTTGAGAGAGCCTCGCGTGATGTGATTGCGCTGGCAACGGCTGAGGGATTGAGTGCCAAAAAGCCATATAAAATTGTTCGCGAAAAAAATGGACTTTTTGTGAAAGGAATTGTGTCCGGCCTCCATCGTCCGTTTGTTGCTTATCTTTATGGCATTGAAAAACGATAACCAGCACAATCACCCACGGCCACGGATGGCCATTATTGGAGTAACTGAGATGCAAACGCAGCAAAATATAACCTGTAACTGCACTATGCCAGCCATTGCGAATATGGATCATCGCCGTGCGATAAATGCCGAATGGACCAGCTTCGAAAACATTGTAAACCGCTGCTGTACTAAGTGCTGGGCGCATTGGTACGGGCCTGTAGGCGCAGTAAAAAGCTACTCCCGCCGCGAATGGGATGCTCACGTCTCGGAACAACCATGCTCGCTCTAATCATTATCACCGGTTTTGCCCTGGCGCTCTCCCTGGTCGCTCTAGGATTGCGCTTGGCAGGGTATATGCCATGACCGTTCAGCCTCAATACGATGCGTCTGGCGTGTTTATGGGCTTCTCGGCCTGCATCGGTGGCGAGTGGACCACTCCACAGCCGTACAAAGCGCTTATGCTGGCTATTGGCGACTCTGGGAGTGATCCGATTTATATTCCGGAAGTTATTCGTCCGGTGTTACCAAATCCTTATGGACTGTCCCGGCCTAATTGGGATGACGCGAGGTAATCATGTTCGACGAAGAATATGGCGCGGTAATCCCTGTGCTCCTGACTACCGGCCAGCATGGT